CAACATTTGGTTCAACATTATCTAACGGAACGTATGGTTATACCTTGCCATCTGCAACAGGCACGCTTGCTTTAACTTCTCAATTAACAAGTGGAACGGTTACATCAATAGCCACAGGGTTAGGATTAAGCGGTGGTACAATTACAACAAGCGGAACGTTATTAGTAGATACTTCAAGCGCATCTATATTGAGCAGACAAAGGGCAGCAAATACCTATGCAACTACATCAGCATTAAGTGGATATCTACCTTTAACAGGGGGAACGCTTACGGGTGCTTTGGGTGGGACAAGTGCTACGTTTAGCGGTAACATAGGGGTTGGATTTAGTCCAATTATTACAAGCGGCGGTGCTTTTGTAAGTCTTTATATTGGAGCAAGTGGTCAAGGAGGTACATTATTTTCTCAATCAAATGCAACAAGTATAGGCTTACTTTCAAATGGATATCACGATGCAACTAATGTTATTAAATATATTAACTCGGTAGACGCTTTAGGTCGTTTATATAGTTATAATGGAGAATTAATTTATTCAAATGCCCCAATAGGAACATCTGGTTCAACAGCTACAATTACTGAAAGATTTAAAATAACCTCTACAGGCAATTTAGGAATTGGAACTACTTCTCCTGCTCAATTACTTACTATTCAAAATACAAGTGGAAATCCTTATTTATCAATTATAGGTGGGGCTTCTGCAACAATGGGAGTATTATTAGGTACAACAGGAAATACTGTTGATGGTCAAATAACTTATAGTAATTCTACACAAAATATGTCATTTGCAACGGCAACTGCTAACAGAATGACCATAACCTCCGCAGGCAATGTAGGAATAGGAACTATTAACCCAACAAGTTACGCAGATAAAACTTTACAGTTACATAATCCTTCAACTGGTTCAACTTATTTTAAAATCTCAAATATTACAAGCGGAAGTGCAATTGGTGATGGATTAGATATCGGCGAAATAAATAGTGATACTTATATATTTAATAGGGAAAATGGGTTTATGTCATTTGCTACTAATAATGCAGAAAGAATGCGCATAGCCTCTACAGGAGCAGTTACAATAAATAATCTAGGAACAGGAACAGTTACTGCATCAAGTGGGACATTATCTACGGTTTCAGATTCATCTTATAAAATAGCAGATGGATTTATTGAAAATGCTTTGCCAAGTGTAATGAATTTAAAACCAAGATATTTTTATTGGAAAAATAAAAGTGGTTTAGATACTACGATTAGACAACTTGGTTTCTATGCACAAGAAGTTAATTCAGCAATAGGAGAAGAAGCAGCAAATACACCTAAAGAGAATGCGCCTTGGGGTATAACTGATAGGTCATTAATTGCTTATTTAACAAAAGCTATTCAAGAGCAACAAGCACAAATAAAAGATTTACAAACAGAAATTCAAACATTAAAAAACAAATGAAAAAAACAGTAACAACAGTAGTAATGGCATTAAGTATGTCAGCAGCATTTGCCCAAGTGTCGGATACCTTAATTATTAAGATGGATACAACCCGATTTAAGGCTATTATATCAATCATTCAAAAGCAATTAGATAGCAAAGCGGCAAGTGATTATATTTTGCAAGCATTGAGTAAGTATGAATTAATATCAACAAAGCCTAAAGAAATAAAATAGTAAATATGAAAAAAATAATCTTATCAGTTTTAGTGTTGGCAAGTTTGTCAACGAAAGCACAAGACAGCACAGTAGTTGCAGATACAGTAATTTACTCCAAAGGTGCAATACACATTCAGCCTGTAATTGTAAACGCCCAAGGCGATAGCGCATACTCAATAGTATGGTCAGCATTCAATTTAAGCAGCGATGGAAGTGGATGTAATACTTATGTTACTTTAAGGGGTAAAAGTAACATTCAGTTAGCTGAATTTAACTGCCAAATCCCTGCGGAAGTTGTTGCAGTTTGGGGGATTGATAACGAACCAATAGATACTTATATCCTATCCCAATATCCACGTTTCAAAAAGGACTAATGAACTTCCACGATTATAAGATATACCTTTTGAATGCCGTTGCGCTTTCCGTTTCGCTTTCCAATGTTGAAACATACCTACGCATTTCGTTATTGGTACTATCTATATTTTACACAATTTTTAAACTTTTAAAAAATGATAAAAATGAAAAATCTTAAAACAAGTTTAGCAGGTTTATTGGCTGGTATGCCATTTGTGATTGATGCGCTTATGCAAGCATATTCCGCTGGTTCTTTTACTAACAAAAGCGGTCTGCAATTAGTAGCAGCAATTGGGGTAGTTCTTTTAGGATTGTATTCAAAGGACCACGATGTTAAGGGTATGTAGTTGGTTGGTAGCAGTTCTCTTATTGGGGGGGTGTTACAGCCAATATAAGGCTACTAAACAAGTTGGCAAGGCATTGGCTCATTATCCGCAGATAGTGGCTAAAATCGCACAGGATTCGTTCCCTTGTGATGTTATCCGAATAGATACGATTATATCTGTAAGCGATACGATTGTGGAAGTTCAACCGATTGAAAACTTTACTACTATTGTAGATACTTTAATAGTAACAAAGAAGGTATTTATAAAGTTACCCATCAAGACAACCTACATCACAAGGATAGTTGAATCAACAGCAAAGCTAGCCATTATTAATGCTCAATTAGATTCAGTTAACAATGCAATTTGCGAATTGCAAAAGGCTAATAATGAATTGACGGGAAAAATAGCAAAGAAAAACAAAGCAATTTGGTGGTTTATTGCGTTGGTCGCTGGCTTGTTATTGCCCTATGTTATCCACATTTTCAAATTACTTAATATTAAAATATAAATTTGTATATGCTTAATCCTTCAGATGAATTTTACCGATTATTAAAATTGTTTGAGGGTTGTAAATTGACCGCTTACCTATGCCCTGCGAAAGTTGTTACTATTGGATGGGGTAGCACTTTAGATAGCAAGCTAAACCCATTTAAATTAGGGGATAAAATTACACAGGCTGACGCTGATTTGCTTTTGAAAAACGAAGTAACACGGAAAGCTACATTTTTAAATAAAGAATTAGGGCGAACGGTAGTTAATCAAAATCAATTTGATGCGCTTTTATTGTTTCAATATAATTGCGGTAATGCTGCATTGCTTCGCAGCGGTTTATTTATGAAAGCTAAAAAGAATCCTAATGACCCAACGATAAAGAATGAGTTTGCGCGTTGGAATAACATAAAGGGTATTCCGTCTAAAGGATTAACCATAAGACGGGCGGCTGAATCAAAACTATATTTTACAAAATATGAGACCAAGATTTAATAAAACACAGACGGACTGGTGGCAACAAAAACAACTATTCGATAAGCAGCTTTACAAAGTTTTGATATTTTCAGACTGCCACGGATGGCTGGCTGATTTATCCGCTTTACGTTGTATAAACCAAGTACTTCAGCATAACAAATTTGACGAAGTTATAATTAACGGTGATATAACGGATATGCCATTTATTTCAAAGCATAGCCAAAGGTTATATTCCGAAGGTATACTAAAGGGATATACCGAAGTTGGAGAAATTGAATATACCAAAGAACAGATTTTAAACCCTTTGCGATTAAGCACGGATGCAAAAATTAGGGTAAGATTAGGGAACCACGACGAAAGAATAACAAACCCATTTAATTTAGGTGATAAGCAGTTAGCTAAATTAGCGGTACTTTATAAAAATTACAATAGTACGAAATACAATGAGATGTTAGGGTTGAAAGAAACTGACGGATTTATTTATGACGAAAGCGATGTGTACAATTTATTTAATATTTTCGACATTACCCACGGATTAAGTCTAAATAAAACAGCAGCGGAAAAAAATATTTACGAATATATGGGTAGCGGTTCAACAGGACACACTCACAGATTAAATTCTAAATACTTAACAAACAGAAAAAACCCATACGTTTGGCTGGAAAGCGGATGTACAAGATTGACAAAGGAAGTTGAATTTTTCCCTACTGGTAAGACTGCCGATTGGCAACAGGGATTTATTGAAGTTGTTTTCACCAAAGATTCTTTTTTCGCACAGCCTACTTTAATATTGAACGGGCAATGTTATTATAACGGAATAATATACAAGGGATGAACGGAAGCATATTAATACCAGAAAGATTTAAATTAAACGGCAAAACAATTAACGTTATAATTGATAACGAATACTGCCAAGATGAAAAGCTATTGGGTGAAGCTGATTTTACTTTGAACATAATTACATTATGCGATACATACGATAATAAAAAAGTTAATAAACGAAGCAAAGAACAGATATTCTATCACGAATTAATACACCATATATTACACGCTATGAATCTTGAAAGGTTAAAGTATAATGAGCTATTTGTTGACTTGTTTGCCGACAAGTTAATTGAATATGAGCGAACAAAAAGATAGTTTGTTTTTTAGTTTTTGGTTAATCCTGCCGTGTCTACGGTGGGATTTTTTATTTATTTTATAGTCTGAATCAGACCTGAAACCCAATAGAATCAATGCTTATTATAATTATTATATATATATTATAAAAAAAACTTTAAAATAAATTTGGTGGTAATGAAAAAAGTTGTATCTTTGATTTATCAATAACGAAAAAACAAACAAAATGAAAAATTACAAAATTGTATGCAAAGAAACTGGAAGCGTAATTGAAACATTCGCAACCTATGAAGAGGCACAAAGCAGCTTATCTGAATTTGAATATCAGGATTCAAACAATGGTATTTTTGTCGAAGATTTTTACGAAATAATTTAAATTCAAACTTAAATGAAAACAACAAACCCACCAAACCCAGCAAGTAATTTCAACGAATGGATTAATTACATTTATTCACAATTAAATTTGTTAAAATGAACAAAAAAGAAATTCAAGATGCATTAATTATTTCGATATTAATACTGGCAGCATTATTTGCCGATAACCTTTTAAACTTTTAGTTATGAAATACAAATTTAAAACCGAAATTGAACACGAAATTGAAATTGAATTACCATTTTATTTTAAAATTACCCAATATAATACTTCTACTTATTATTGTATAACCTTACAAGAATCCACTATGATGTTATCGAGAAATAATATTTATATGTTTGAAAGCTTTGATACCATATTAACTTTAATAAATTCCGAATTTTATGTTAAAATAGATAGCACAGAATTTAAAACCGCATTAACCCAAAAGTGTAATCATTTAATAAATCTTATATGAAAGACAGTATAGAATTATACATTGAATGCCCATATGATTATACTCAAAGCCAGTATGTAATTGTAAATTATTACATCAAATATGAAGGGTTTGATATTGATGATTTAAACATTGAAAATTGGCAGTCTGGTGATTATGCAGAATGGATTACGGAAGAAATAATATTTATCGAATTACTTAACCAAATAAAAAAACAAAATGAACAATCTAATTAAAATTCAAAGTGAATTAAAAGCACCAAAGAACCAAACAAATAGTTTTGGTAAGTACAAATACCGCAGTTGCGAGGATATTCTCGAAGCGGTTAAGCCTTTACTTGCAAAGTATAATTGTCAGTTAGTAATTAGCGACGCAATTAAGGAAGCTGGAGGAGTTATTTATTGCGAAAGTAGAATTGTATTTACTGAATCAAGCGAAACAATAACGGTAACCGCCTGTGCTGGTATTGAACCAAACAGAAAGGGGATGGACATAGCGCAATCATTCGGAGCATCAAGTAGTTATGCAAGAAAGTATGCTTTAAATGGTTTGTTCTTAATTGACGATACCAAAGACGCAGACGCAACCAACGACCATAAACAAAAAGAAGATGCAACCCAATATTCTTTGGCAAAACCATTTATGACGGATGAAAAAATGATTGGGTTAATTGCAAGATATAACGATGGCGAAAGGGATATATTTGAGAAAGCAAAAGCGCATATGATATTAAGAGACAAAGATTTACTCACCATTAAAGCAATGAAATGATAGAACAATACTCAACCGAATGGTTTTCCCAAAGGATGGGGAAGCTTACTTCATCAACAATTTACAATTTGATGACAGAACCGAAATTAAAGTCTGAAGCTGGGCAATTGTCAGCAAGTACCAAAGACTATTTAACAAGTAAACTTGCCGAAAGATTAACAGGCGTACAACGTGAATTTACAAGCAACGCTACCAATCACGGATTGGAATTGGAAAACGAAGCGATAAGATTTTATGAAGGCAAGACAGGCAACAAAGTTAATGCAAGCGGTTATATTGAAAAAATAAGGGGATTGTACGGAGGAACGCCGGACGGACTAATTGAAGGCGGCGGAATCATACAAGTTAAATGCCCTTACCAATATTCAAATCATATCAACAACGGAATAATTGAAGGTCAAGAATACTTTAAAAAGAATTACAAGCAGTATTACTGGCAATGTCAAAGCGATATGATAGTAACGGAAAGTGAATTTTGCGATTTTGTTTCTTATTGCCCACAGATATCTGACAATTTAAAAATGTTTATTTTTAGAATTGAGGCAAATATTACTGATATGGAATTACTTTTATCAAAAATCCAAATGGCTGGTGATTATTTAAATAACCTTTACAATAAAATTTCAAATGAACAATAATTTAAAAACAATACTTAAATACATTCAGTTGTATACGGACTGCGATAACTACGCAATGGGCAAAATAACATTACTATTTGATTTGTACCCGATTGAAAGAATTAAAATTGAAACGATAGAAAAGGAATCAAAGGAGTTTATTAGGATTAAAGAAAACATTGATGACTGGGCGGCAAATTACCTTGTTGAAAATAAATTAACTTACGATAAGTTAACAGAAAATAATCGTAAATTTAACACGGTAAAAAGACGGTATCTTTTCGCAAGGGCAGCAAGGGAGCACGGGTTCATATTAACCGAAATTGGGAGGAAATTAAAAATGCACCATTCAAGTATTGTACATTTGCTAAATCATTATCAACCTTTTTAATAACAATCAAAACAAAAAAAAATGACAACACCAACAAATCAAAATGCGGAAGTATTGAACTTACTTCTAACAGACAGACAAACATCGCTAAATTTAATTAGCAATGGAATTTTAAATCCCGGCGCAAGAATTGCAAACCTTCGGGCGATGGGTGTAAATATTATTTGCAGCTATTTCCAAACGGTTAATAAGTTTGGAAGATCAGTAAAGTATGGCGAATTTTCAGTATTGAATAAAAAAGATTCAAGGAAAATTTACAAGGAAATTAATTAATCAAAAAGGGCGGTTAATCGCCGCCCTTATTTAAATTTACAAAATGATAAATATCCAATCAAATATATTCGATTTAAAAGTTAATAATTCTGCGAAGCTATTTTATGTTTATCTTCAACATACGAAGGCATTTGAAAAATCAAACGCACATTATGCAGACTGCTTCGAGGTATCAACTATGACAATTAGTAACTGGCTTAATGAATTGATTAACAACGATTTAATAAATGTTACCTTTAATAAAAACAAACGTAAAATAAATATTGTATGAATAAAAGCTATTACTTTAGCCACGATTATAATTCGGCAAATGATGTTAAAGTTTTATTTTTACGTCAGCAATTGGGGATGGAGGGTTACGGGATATATTGGTTTTTAGTAGAAAACTTGGCACAGGCTGGGGGATTGCTCCCATTAAATATAACACCAGTATTGGCAATGCAAATGCAGACAAATGAGATTAAAGTAAAGGCAGTTATTGAACAGTTTAATTTATTTGAAATTAACGATAAAGGTTTTTTTTCAAAGCGACTAAATGAGCATTTAAAAATTAGAATATCAATGCAGGAAAAAGGAAAGGTAAATGCAGAGAAAAGATGGTTGAAAAATGGGCACCCTAATGGGGCACCCATTGGGCACCCTAATGCAAAGAAAGAAAGTAAAGAAATAAATAAAGGGGATTTTTTAACAAAAATAGTTCTTTAATAAAAATACAATCATTAAATCAGTATAAATGCTATTTAAACGCATTTTAAGATAGCAAGGATTGATTTTAAATAACTTTTGATAGAATCTATCACGAACACATTAATTAACCAAAAAACAGGCTTAAAATGGCTAAAACAACAAAAGCACCACCAAACAATAAAGAGGTTGAAGATAGGATTTTAGGCGTATTATTAATTGAACAAAATTCAGTTCATACCTACATTGCAAAAATAACATCCGAATTTTTCTACCAAACTAAAAACCAATTAATATTTAAAGCGATACAGGGATTGTATGATAAAATGTCCGCCATTGATATAGTAACTGTTTGCCAGTACCTTACAACAAACGAACAAATGGAAACAGTGGGCGGACCATTTGAAATTGTTAAATTGACAAACAATGTAACTTCAAGTAATTCAATGAATGATTGGATTTTGATTTTGCAACAAAACTACCTGCAAAGAAAAGGTATTGTAATTGGGCAGGAACTTGTTAACGATTCTTACCAAGGCGAAATAGAAAACCATTTAAATAACGCTTCTAATAAAATTCTAAACGCACAGGAAAGCATTTATAAAAATAGTGAAAAGGGAATGGCGCATTACATTATGAGTTTAGCAAAGGAAAGGGACGCAGTACTTGAGAATGGGCAGATAGGGATTAACACCGGATGGGAAAGCTTAAATAAATACATAAGCGGATGGGTAAACCCTGATTTAATTATACTTGCTGCAAGGCCGGCACAAGGCAAAACGGCTTTTATGTTGAATGCAATATTAAACGTATTACGACAAGATAAACCAGTAGGAATATTCAGTTTAGAAATGTCAGGGGAGCAATTAGTTAACCGATTAATAAGTTTGGATAGTGGTATAGCACATCATTATTTAAGAACAAACAACCTTACAGAAGCACAAAAATTTATGTTAATGGCAAGCGAGGAAAGGTTACAGAAAGCAAAATTGTACATTGATGATACACCAAGTTTAAATATTCGGGACTTACGAAGCAAAGCAGCCATACTAAAAAGGAAATATAACATTGAATTTCTTTGCATTGATTACCTTCAGTTAATGTCGGGAGTAGATAGGAAAGGGAATAGGGAAAGCGAGATTGCAGAAATAAGTAGGGGTTGTAAAATAATAGCAAAAGAGTTGAATATTCCGGTAATGGCTTTAAGTCAATTAAGCAGGGCAGTCGAAAGCAGACAAGATAAGATGCCACAGTTAAGCGATTTGAGGGAAAGCGGAGGAATTGAACAAGATGCAGATTCAGTTATATTCCTAATGAGACCCGAAACTTACGGGATTAAAGAAATAGAAGTTGATGGGATGACGCATAACGCAGAAGGTAAATGTATTGTTAAGTTAGCAAAAAATAGGCACGGTAATTTAAAAAATATCCCTTTTCAGTTTATTGGTGAAAGAATGGAATTTAAAGAAATGATAATATAAAAACTTATGAAAGCAATATTAGAATTTGAATTACCACAAGACAATCAAGAATTTGAACTGGCAACAAAAGCATCTAAAATGTATTGCACTTTATGGGAATTAGACCAATGGTTAAGGGGAGAAATTAAATACAACGGTAAAGAACTAAATGAAGTTCGGGATAAGCTGCGAGAGATAATGAATGATAATAGGATTGATTTTGATATGGTTGAATAACCGCCATAACCTTCAATTAGGAAACATTAAAACTATAAAATTATGACAACAGAAGAAATAACTTCAAAATTATGCAGCTATGACACAAGAAATCCTGATGGGATTAAAAGCTATATGACCGAGGAAGAAATTAATGAGGAAGGTTATACTGAAACATCAAAGCAAGATTGCGGATGTGATAACTGTTACTATGGTAGAACTAAATTAGCTTTATATATTTTGAAGTTAAGGAACGTAATGCCGATGGGGATTATTCTGCTTGATTAATGGCACATAACGTTTTGCAGCCATACGCAGTTGTGTGTCGGCTTCGTGCGGTGGGGAAATTGCGTATAGGTGCTGTTAGGTGTTTGGTTTTAAAAATAAAAAAAGGGGAGGAAAATGAAAACTTATATTAAAATTGGATTTGAATTTTTTTACGATAAGAGCCAAAAACAATGGGTGCTTTATCCGATTGACAATTTAGGTAATAGAATTGAGTGGGATGAAAACGACAACCCTATTGAAGCGAGATATTTTAACAATCGAAAAGAATTAAACAAATGGCTATTAAGCTAAAATATACAGTTAAAAGCATTGATAATAGCCAAACAACAGAATGGTTAAAATACAAGCATTATGCTAAAAGAATACCGCCTATTGAATATGCTTTTGGATTGTTTAATGAAACCAATTTAATGCAAGGGATAGTAACTTATTCAACTCCAGTAAGCAGCAATTTAAGAGGAATATTTAACGATGAATTTAAATTAATGGAACTAAATAGGCTTGTAATAAATGAAGGATTAGAAAAAAACTGCTTATCGTTTTTGGTTTCGCAAAGTTTGAAAATGTTACCTACTGCATTAGTAATAATTAGCTATGCCGATACTTCACAAAATCATCATGGATATATTTACCAAGCTACTAATTTTATATACACTGGATTAAGTGCAAAAAGAACAGATTGGAAGGTGAAGGGACTGGAACATTTGCATGGAGCAACAATAGCAGATTTAAGTAGAGGCAAAGAAAATAGAGCTGAATGGATGCGAGAAAAATATGGAGATGATTTTTATTTAGAAGATAGACCGAGAAAGCATAGGTATTTTATGTTTTTAGGAAACAAAAAAGAAATTAAACGAATGAAGGAAATATTACCTTATAAAGTTGAACAATACCCAAAAGGAGAAAATAAAAGATATGATGCAAGTTACAACCCAAGTATTCAAGGTCGATTATTCTAAAAGTGCGGTTGGTTTTTTATTTTTAAAACTTGCACCTAACTAGCTTATATGCGCTACAAACATTCGTATATACACCCGATTTTGGCTGCGAATGATTAATTAATAATTGATAAATTAATGTCTATAATTTGGCACATTTCCGACATGACCGAAATTTAATGATGAAGCCAGTATTAAAATAGTGCAAAATTCAGTAGTTATACTGCGCATATTTAAGAAAAAGTAAACCAATAGATTTACTTATATTTGGTTATATCTTTACTTTTATTTATATTTGCAAAAAAGTAAAGTTATATGATATATTTTATTAAGCATACAGAGTATGTAAAAATTGGATACACCAATGAAATTAATAACAGGTTAAGTCAATTACAAGTAAGTTGTCCGATTAAGCTATGTATATTAGGGTTAATTGAAGGAACAGTAGAAGATGAGTATACACATCATCTAAAGTTTAAACATTTACATTCACATGGAGAATGGTTTAAACATACACAAGAACTTGATGAATTCATTGAAACCCTTACTAGAGATTTAATGTGGAAACATGGATTTGATAAACATGAATCTACTATTATAGGTGTTATTAAATCTTGTAGATTACAAAAAAATTTAAGTATGGAAGAACTTGGTGAAAAACTAGGTGTAACTAAACAAGCTATTATGGATATGGAAACAAGAGATGCTCAAGGAAGGATTTCTGTAAACAGTATTGTAAAAGCTTTGCATACTATGGGATATAAATACCAACACAGAGCAATTTAGCTTTACATTATGCATGAATTTTGACAGATATATCATGCATAATGTGGCATATAAGGCACAAATGATGGGAATTTGCGACATATAAGATACATTAATCATTGCAAATCTGCGTAGAATAGTAGTATTATTCACCGCAAAAAATTATAAACTAAAACAAAAAAGGAGGGTTATTTATGATATCAAAGGCAGTTATCAACTAACCATAGCTGGGATTAATTTTGTAACTGCTTTTGATAAATAAAATTATTATGAAAATTAACGTATCTGAAAATTTAATAAATTCAATAAATGAGTTTTTAAATAAAAATAATATCGGGAATAGAAGTTTTGGAAATGGCAGTAAAAGAAATCAATTAGTTGGATTAATTGGTGAATTTGAAACATATAAATATTTCTTTAATTGTTATCCAAATTTTAAAATTGGGTTTGATGGTGGTATTGATTTTATTTACAATGGCAAGAAAATAGACGTTAAAACAATGGAACGTAAAGGATTTGTAAAACCTAATTATGTAAATAATTTTTACCATTGTCAAAGGGATTACGATTCAAACACATTGATTTTTTGTAATTATAATAATATTGAAAATGTAATTGAAATATGTGGATGGATTCCAAAAATTGAAATTGATACAAAAGCAATTTATTATCCAACAGGAACAATAAGAAAAAGATTTGACGGTTCAGAATTTGAATTAAAACAGTCTATTTACGAAATTGAAATGAAAGATTTGTATAATATAGAGACAATCAAGGTTTGATAACTTTATTTTATTTGTGAATAACTTTATTTTAACTTTATGAAATGTTAGAGAAAGACTTGCATCGGTTGGTTTGTGACTACATACGAAAAATGTATCCCTATGTAATATTCCGTACTGACTTTAGTAGTGGAATGAGAATGTCAATAGGGATGGCAAAGCGCCACAAAGCTTTACAATATTCAAACGCATACCCAGATTTATTTTTAGCTGAACCACGGAAGGGATATAATGGATTGTTTATAGAACTAAAAACTGTTAACAATATAGTATTTAAAAAAGACGGCACAATGAGGAAAAACACACATCACGAAGAACAGGAAACAATGATGGTTAAATTAAGGGGTAAAGGGTATAAAGCAGAATTTGGACAGGGATTCGGAGAAACAATAAAACTAATTAACGAATATTTAAACTAAAAACAATGACTGAAAAAAAACAACAAATTAGACTAGGAAGTGGTAAAAAGATTAATGAAACTTTTTTAAGTTCAAGTCTGTGTATTACGGATGCACTTGAACATTCCTACGAATACAATGGCAAAAAATACATTAAGTTGAACATCAGCATATTTGCTGAACCTGACCAATTTGGAAAGAATGTTAAGATTACTTTGAACGATTACGACCCAAAGGCAAAGGGGGATACAAAAGCAGTAAGTATTAATACAAACGATGATTTACCTTTTTAATGAAAAAATATACCAAAGAGTATTTTAAATACTTTAATTACGGTATAGAAGATTTTGTACCCTGTGAGGTATGCGGAA